CTTATAGGCATCGATGAGAACGGCCTGAGATTTATCGGTCAGGGCGGCAGCTTCAGCGAGGTTCGATTGCGCACCAGCTGTATCACCCTGCATATTCATCGCCCGTCCGAGATCGCGTTTCTGAGCAGCGAAACTAGCGATACCCTGCGAAAGAGCAGCCGCGCTGGACAGGTACTTAGTATTATATTCTAAGTCAGCGAGCTTAGCGTCACGCCCAGCCTTGACCTTCTCAGCCGCCTGCTTCTCCAGCGTATCGTACGACTGGATGGTGCTCACCAAACCGGCTAGGTCAGCGGACTCGAGCTTCTTCTTACCACCATCGGTCTGGTTGTATAGGTCGATAGCACGCCCAATCTTGTTCGGGTCGAGGTTCTGCTCCTGCCCAGGGGTGATGGAAACCTTGCCGTCTTTCCCGATCTGCAGGAACCCGTTCTCGACGGAGCGCTGCACGTTCTCGACTTCAGTCCGAAGGTACGGGTTAATAGCCCCCTGCGTCTTAGCGTTTTCAATCTTTTTTTGTTCTGCCACCTCAATAGCCTTGCCTACACCGGCACCGACAGTGGCGATACCCTGACCGATAGACCGTCCAGCGTTGCCATAGGCTTCGATGAAGCCAGGGGCAATCTGTTGAACCTGTTCAGACTGATACTTAGCAAATGGAGAAGCCATAAATTATTTAGCCTCGGCCTCCGGGTGCACCCCAAGATCCTCCGCTTGCTGCATTGGCTCCAAAGCCACCCATCGCAGCTCCAGAAAGACCGCCTGTGAGTAATGCACCGCCAATAGTTCCAGCCGCTTGAAGCACACCTCCCAAAATGCCACCAGAACGCTGGGCGTTGGCGGCTGCAACGGAGGTTTCCATTTGGATGCGGTTAGCGCGGATATTAGCGAGGTACTGAGACTCAGGCTGGAGGAACGAAGACTGACCAAGTCCAGCATAAGTAGCCTGAGCCCCCTGCACCAAACCACTAAGGCCGTACTGCTGAGAGGCAGCGAAAGCCGGGTTAAGGAAGCCCTGGAGTCCAATCTGCTGTTGGGCAGTGCCCATCTGGTAGGCTTGCTGGGCAACACCCTGACGCTGTTGCTGGCGACGCTGACCCATGCTGTATGTGTTCAGGACTTCTAGGTCAGACCCTTGACGGCTGAAACTAAGACCGCGAGACTGGGCGGCAGCGCGTGCAGCTTGCTGAGCTTGGATTGTCTCTTGAGAGTTCAGCGACGAACCCATCTGAAGGTCAGACAAAGCCTGTTGGCCGAAGGTGTCGTAGATGCCACGGGTGTTCGCGTCCATCGACCCGATAGCGGCCTGGGTAGCCTGTTGGCCGAAGCCACCCATCATCGTCAACTGGTCGCCAGCGTAACGCTTCTGCATCGCCTGGGCTGGCTCATACAGATCTCCATACAGACCAAGCAAGCCCTGAGACTGCCCCTTGAGGCTCGCCATCTGCTGTGCCGTAAGGAGGGGTTGAAGGCCAGCCTCATAGCCAACTTGCTGGCGCAGGAGTTGGTCTTGGGCGCGGAGGGCATTACTACCCTCTGCGAGATACTGGTTGTAATCAGCAGTAGGATTAGGTGCTGGAACTTTTGCTTTGCCGCCCATTAGATTGTGTGGATTAGGTTAATGTATTTATTAGAGAGTTCGCTGACTTTATCAAATTGAATGCCCCACTTACGCTGGTTTTCCCAGTTCGGGAAGCGGGTCTTAAAGCGGGATACCAAGCCTACGCGCCCAGCCGTATCTAACGCACACCAGTCCATAACGCAAAGTTCCTTCTCGGCTTCCTGCTCTACCGGGATCCGCTTAAAGGCGGTCAGGGCAGACTCGTCCCCGGTGTAGGGGGTGTCGATGGGGTAAGCCACCCCGATGCCAGAGATACGACTTTCGTCATACGCTACGAATAGGTAGTCGTGCAGGAACGCCCAGCGGAGGTAGTTCTTGGTGTCCGTAATGCCGAACGCCTCCCTGCGACCCTTGTAGCGGTTCGCATCAATAAAGGAGGTTAGTTCGGACAGGAGCATCAGGCTGTCTTGTACTTGTAGATTCGGAACTTGGAGACAGGGATTGTAATCCCAGAAAGGTACGGGCTTGCCGTAGTGTTCCCTAGAACAAAACTATAACCAGCAACAGAAAAAACAGCATCAATAGTAAATGTGCTTGTGAAAGACGATGCAGTATCAAATACTGTATTGAAAGCGGTTTGCTCTGTGTGTTGATATATAGATCCAGCACCCTCGACATCAAACACGCCACGAAGTGCAGTGCTAGGAGTCGTTTGGTTCAGTCTAATCCCAGCCTCACCACTACTAAGTGACCTACTGAACTGAAACACAGTTTCAATGATCCAAATCTCTCCTGTGGGTTTTGTGTAAGAAGCAGATGTGAAATAGGAAACCCAAGCAGTAGTGCTAGTAACTGAATTAGATGGGATTGTTTCCTCAACGATATCAGTCAGAACATAACCGACAGTACCGTTGACTTGCAAAGCACCTGTAAAGTTAGCAGTACCGCTTGATGTCAATGCACCAGCAAGTGTGGTAGCGCCAGCAACAGTAAGACCACCAGCAACTGCCGTAGAACCGTCAACATACAGGTTTCCGGCAACCGACTCGTTCGCAGGGTTCTTAACCAACCCCTTCTTGGTGTACGAAAGTGTACCCGATCCAACCGTAGCCGCTGTGGTCATCACATAAGTGAACGAGTTCGTCAGAACAGTAGCCACCCGGAATGTGCCGTTGTAACCAGTAGCGGCGGCTGTGACTAGGATAACCTGTCCAACCGTCAAGGTGTGAGCCGTAGAAGTGACCGTGACAGTCAGGCCGTCAGCAGAGGTGTACGCTTGCCCGGTGACAATCGTGCCGTCATTGGGCGTGATAACGATATCGCTGTTCGCGCCAGCCGTAATAGCAGAGGTCGTGATAGCCACATTAGACCCAAGCACATCAGAGACATTAGCCTCACGCAAGGCTGTGGCAGACAGATCGTACAGCAGGATAGAGTCACCAGAGGCAACCGTGTTAGCCGTGATGTTCGTCTGGTCAGTGATAGCCCCCGGCAGCAGGGTAGCGCCGTTGGTCTGGTTGTTGAGTCGGGTAGCAGTGACTTGCTGCCCATCAACATAGGTTTCTGGAGATTGTAATTGAGCCATTTATTTGCGAGTTTGAGTCATATGTCCGGGTACGATAGCCTCTACGGTTACCGATCTAATGGACGGGCGAAGGTTAGTAGTATTGAACTTAACTTGAGAGTAGTAGCCGGACTTGCGAACTGGTAGGCGAAGTGTCACGTCTTCTTCCAAGGGCGATCCGTAGGAGTTGATTACCGTGTTGAAGTCAGGGTTCACCGTAATGAAGGTGGTCTGAAGGTTAGCCCCGGCTGTGAAAGCTGCATCAACCTGGAGACTGGAGAACCGCTTTTCACGGTTAGTCTGGAAGGTGTAGGCGCGGGTAATCAGTTCCCCAGCGATTGTGATTGGCGGGAAGGACAACGCGGTGAGGGTAGCGGGGATGTAGAAAGGCAGGACTGGGGTTCCAGTCACGCCAGGGGAAGACGCACTGAACTCATCGTTATCGAGTTCCTCTAGCAAGAACACGCCTTCGTTCTTATCGACCATAAACAAGCGGCGACGATTACCACGCTTGGCTACAACAAACTTCTCGATGGCCTGAGCTGCGTTATAGGTGTCAACGGACTCCCAGGCTTTGTTCAGGAAGTTGTACACTAAGACCGTGTTATTCACCGTACTGCCATCCAAGGGAACGGCTAGGTAGTATCGGTTTTCCCAGTAGGCAGAAACAGCCTTATCGACAGCAGCGAAGTTAATCCTAGCGATGACATCAGAAATAGGTGAAGACAGAGGCTCTGCGAGCGTAAGGAGTCGCATCCCTTCTGGGGTGTTCGCCGATCCGTTACCAGCGCCAGCCGGGTTAAGCATATACACCCCGTTGTCCGACAGAAACAGGATGCCACCGCCAGCCTGGACGATAGACCCCTTAGCGATGCAACCGATATCAGAGGCGAGGGACTTGATGTACGAGTCGGCTTCCGTAGCAGCATTACCAGAAGCATTAGCACCTACACCGGCAGCAGCGTAGAAGATGCTGTTCCGCATAAAGATCACGAACTCATTCAGAGTCCAGGGCGTAACGGCTACGAGGGTATCAGAGCTGCCGTCGTTAATGGTGAACACATCTAGCGCCGACCAAGTGCTATCAGATAGGTAGTGACTGACTTGGATGGTATTACGATCCGTCTGGACGATATGACGGTTGCCGTAGTAGATAGCGTGACGGCTGTTCGGATAGTTATGATGGGTTCCTGCTGCTGGTACAGCAATAGTCGTGCTTCCATCCCAACGCAGGACGGACTTACTGAAGCCGCGCAGGATGTACACATAGCCAATGCCAGTGGCCTGATAGAGTTCGACCTCATCTGCCGCAGTGATGATTTGCCCAGCCGGGAAGTTCACCTTGGCTGAGAGGGTGTCTGTGTCTGGGGTGAAGGTGAAAAGCCCGTCACTAACGACTAGGATAATCAGTTCTGTCCCGGTGGCAGTCGTGTACGAGCAAGAGCCATAGACAGCCTGACCTACGAGAGCGCCAGTTGTGAGTCGTTCAGCACCCTTGCGGACGGTAGCGACCCCACGATCCATACGGATGTTCTGAGCCTTGGAGACGAAGTTCTTACCCAGAATGACCGGGTTGTCCCTAGAGTTCAAGCCGATGAACCCTTCGTCACCATCGACTGCGTACTCTCTGGAAGGCATTACTTACCTGTGACGGAGTGCCAGATGGCGAGCAGTTTGGAGGAGTACCGAGCGCCGACATAGACACCACCGAGGAAGGCAACTAGGGCGAGGAGTAGTGTGAGCATATTA